CGGATTGCCCCTCTTGAAAGGCCATCTGAGCGTTAGAAATCTGCATGTTCGTCCGGTTGGCGTTCTGACCTCCGAGAACATTCAAAGCTCCGAAGGCTAAGCCACCCAAAAGATTCCCGAACATCAGAAATGATCAATCAGCCCGGGGACGCCAAACACAGGCATCGGCCGAGCACAACGCATGCGGAAGTAAAAGTCTCCAATAAATTGAGGCTCAGAAGGAACAGCCACAACCCGCGAAACTGGAGGATTCTCTTGAATAAACGTCCCATTCAAAAGTGGACGCGGTGAAAATTGCTGAGCCAAATGCCACACATCAAGAGATTGAGCAGCGGATGACCTCATCTGCCCGGTAATAATTGAGGGCTTGTAACGATATTCGGCAAACCTTTCTTGGAAACCCCAAGTTGTAGTGTCTCCCGCAGTACCATCGGCGAAAATCTCTCGCGACAACACGGCCTGTTCACCAATCATAGCCAAAGCAGGCCAGTAAAAATCAAATCGGGACCGCCTCGACCACATTCTATTGAGACCTTGCTGGTAATTCAAATCGGCACGAACACATACAAGGCCAATAAGAACACAATGTTCTGTAAAAGACTTACTAAAACCGTGACCGTTCATAATAGAAGTACCATAACCAGCAAGTCTGCCCAAGGGACCAGGCTGGCCCGTTACGTTAGAAGTCTGCTCCACTTGATGAATATTAATAGGCGATTGACCGCCTCCCAAATACTCCGGACGCTGCAAACGAGCATCTGGCGAAACAACACCAAAGTGAGCACGAACAATTTCTGTATAACGCGTACCGCCTCGCGCATCACGCTCATACAATTTCTGTATCTGAAACGCTTGCCGAAGCTGATTAATTGTCGCAGCCGTAGCCGTACTTAGATCGGCTGCAAGATTAGGAGTATTCCAGACAGCCTGGCTGTTCTGTGAGCTTGAAAGGGACCAAGACGTGTTGTTGGAACCTGAGACAGCCGAAAGCGCAACGGGGCTGGCCTGCCCCGTGAGCAGGAAAGTAGGACCAAGACCCGGAGCTCCGACCACAGGAGCCGAAGTACCCAGCGGGATAGAAACCGATTGCCCTTTCTGTGGCCAAGGTAATGCACTGGTAAAATAATCGTGCCGCTTGCCACGACGAAGAAGGGTGTAATTAGTCGCAGGATCAGGACCATCACCAAGAGAAACAGTAACACTGTTCTGTAAATTCTGATCTCTAAACCACTCGTTCCAAATCAAGTTATACGCACGAAACCACAACGCCGAAGCATTCAGACCGGCAACGCCGGTCGGAATACCAAAATAATCACCAAGTGAACCAATAGTCCAACCAGTAGTAGCAGGAGCCGCAACTTGCGGAACCAAAAACTCCGTCGATGCCCCTGGATTGTCTTGTTCACCGTTAAACCGTTCCCAATTTTGCCAAACCAAACGAACCGGAACCGCAAAGAAAAACGTATTAAAATACAAGTTATCCATCAACGGCTGGAGCGCCGTAGACATGCGAGCAAAGCCCGTCATATTCACGTGGAACGTATCGCCCGGCAACGCTTCATCGCAAAAAATCGGAACTAAAAAGCCTGCATTCAATGTCGTCTTCACACCGTGACTACGGTCGAAACTAGAACGCGGAATTTCCGCGCGCGGAACCTGGGCGAATGTGTGCTGCTGCCCGTCACGTGGAAGACGCATGATCAGGCCCTCCCGTTCATTGCCGCCGCGGCGGCCGCGACGAGCTCGGCATCGCTGGCACGCTCGACCACCTGGTCAAGCTCGCGGCCGAATAGCGCCTGCTGCTGCGGGGGAGGGGGGAGAAACGTCACAACCAAGCCATGGTTGACCATGGCCGACGCAACAAGCATCCCGTTCGTATCATCGAACGTCCCGACCTCCATCAAAGCAAAATCCGAAGGATGACGACCAACTATGGTCGACTTATCCTGACCCAAATCAGACACAGCCCGAATAGCCATGCCAAGATGGTTCATAAAGAACGGGGTATTAAATTGTCCCGTCTTCGTATCCAGCAAGGAAAACGCCTTGAGGATCATTGATCTTCTCCTTCTTCCAGGTCTCGTTTCATGACTTCGTTTAGCTTGCGGAGCGTAACCTCCTCCCGGACCGCTAAGCGTTCCGGCCTTTGTTCGTCTTCGTGCCGTCGCGCATTCTCCTTTCTCCGTTGAGTTACCTTCGCCGCCTCTAAGTCATCAAGCTTCTTCTTATAGAAGCGAGGCACCGGACGACGCTTGCCGTCCAAGACGACGAAATCAGATGGAAAAGCATCACCCGAGAATTCATCCCACCAGGCAGCTCCGATCCCAGGTCGCCTTGACATAGTGATGAATTCAGGCCGCCTTTGCGTTACTTCGCCGGTCTCACCATCAACACGGCTGTAGTGTTCCTCAGCCGCATCACCGGTAACCTTCTTAGTGGCATACCGAGCTACGTAACCCGCACTGTGCGGGGTAACGTCACCGATCTCGACATGACCGAAAGGCCACACAGCCTCTAGCAGCTGCGACCGGTAGACCAGGTGGCCGGAGCCCGTCCGACGCCATAACTGGCGATCGGACGGAGCCCAACCGAACAACAACAAGTGGTAGTGAGGCCGTCCGAGATCCTCGCCGTATTCACCACAGGCAAAGAACCGAACGCGGCCGACGCGCTTGCGAAGCCGCTTCATAAAGCCCTGCACATCTTCAACCCGGACAGAGCCATCTGGAGGCAGATGCTCGGGTGCGAAAGTGAGGGTCACAAAACAGTTGACCTCGTGCGTCGCAGCCTCGTGCACCAACCTCGTAGCCCAGTCCCTGGCACGGTCCAGCCTGCACCCGATACACTGCCCACACGGCAGGGTAAGAGGCACAGCGCCTGCGTACGAACGCAGGGCAGAGTTGACGATGCCGCGGGCCGGCGGAGCCGCCGGCCACGCCTTCCAGGGCCGGTAGCAAGGCATCAGAGCCTAATGCCGCCCCGCATAGGGTTCCCGGCCACGTTGCGCTTGTGCGTCCGCATCGCATTCCGAGTGAAGTTGGACCGGCTGGCAGCCCGTCCCATACGATACCGCTTCATTGCCTTACCCTCCGTTAGACACCATGCCCCATGCATGGTGTCAGTTAGCATAGTTACGAACAAGTAGAAAACTATGCATCCGCCGCCTGTGCGGCGTTAGCCGCGGTCGCGCCCACCTGGCGCGACCCGCGGCCGTCCATCGGGGACGGGGCCTAAGTGGCCCCCCCCGGCCCCCCCCCAGCAGAAACTGCTGAAGGCGGAGAGGAATCGTTCGCAGGTTGCACCAAGCCGAGCTCACGGAGCTTGGAAAGCTGCGATTCATCCTCAAAAGCCGCCAAGAATCGGCCCGGATCGTTCGCAAAATAATCGCGGACAGTGGCGGGAAGCTCGGCAAAAGCTGCTTCCGCCGCAATAATAGTGTTCAAAGATTGCTGATAATCAATATCAGAAGGGAGATCAACATACTCAGGACGTCCTGAAGCAAGATGCGTGATAATACCTGTTCTGTGATACTGTTTAAGAATATTATGGATATCACATTCTGCACTAAGGGACTGCTTCGTAATTACCTCGTCACCGCAATCAGTAGTGACGGGATCGTGAGGGATATAAAACATCTTTTCACCTCCTATCGAAGAAGACGCCAAAGCGGCGCCAGGACATTGGATTCGCGAAGAAGACGCGCGGCCGATTCGGCCTGAGGACTGACAGATGGTGAAGGCTGAGCCCTTACACCCTCGCGAATACGACTGCCGACAGCCTCGGCAGACGCCCCCAAATTCTGGAGGGGACCTCGCGGCCCGTATTTACGAAACCGCTCGTTCTCGAGGCTCTGGCCATAAGCCGATTGCTGGGCCACGCCAGTCTGAGCGTGGACATAACCAGGCCTGTAGCGCTCCGTCGCGGTCTGGGCCTCAGTGTTGCCCCGCTGAGCGTCACGCAACAAGCGATCAGCTCGCACCAGCTCCGGCCGCTCGTACTCCGTCACAGTGCGTGCGGCCGACTCATAAGCCTGGGTGTTAGCCAGGTTCGCCTGGGCGTTTGTCGCCTCAGTCTGGGCCTGGGTTTGCTGAACCTGGGCGGCGAGCTGCTCAAGCTCGGTGATTACCTTGGCCCCCTGCATTGCAGACGACACGGCAGGGCCAAGGACGTTCTCGACACGGGTCGACGCACCCGACATCGCAGGGGACGCAGCAGAGGCACCCATAGGCGTTGAAGCGCCGCCCTGGGCGTAGGCCAGCATGGGATTCAACCCAGCCTCTCGCATATCCGTCATCGCCCGCTGATAGGCGGTCGAAGACATATCGCGCTGAAAGTCCTCTTGCCTGCCGACCATCTCGCGCCCGAACTGGCGCGCCTCCTCGGATTGCCCCTCTTGAAAGGCCATCTGAGCGTTAGAAATCTGCATGTTCGTCCGGTTGGCGTTCTGACCTCCGAGAACATTCAAAGCTCCGAAGGCTAAGCCACCCAAAAGATTCCCGAACATCAAAAATGA